TTCCATAATGGCGTTCTTGACGTGGAGCATAACATCTTTTCAAGGAAGTTTGATAAGAAATTCGTGCAGATGTGGAGCGTCAACTATGACTACAACCCGAAAGCGAACACCTTCCTGTGGTATCAGTTCATTAATCAGGTGCTTCCAGATAAATACTTGCAGAACGTGTTGCAGATGTTCCTCGGTGCTACGTTCATTGACCGTCAGAAGGTGAAGATAGAGCACATCGTCATACTCTTGGGACATGGTGCTAACGGAAAGAGCGTAGTACAGCAGACCGTGAAGGGTGTTCTCGGAGAGGACTATGTTTCCGAGCAGGGCGTCGGGCGTTTGTGCAAGGGAGGAAACGAGGGAGATTTTGCCGTTGCAGAGATTAACGGAAAGCGTCTGAACTACTGCACTGAGATGGAGGTGACGGACTTCTATCGTAAGACGGCGAGGTTGAAGACGCTTGTCAGTGGTGAGAAGACGACGGCGCGTAGGTTGTACGGTATGCCCTACTACGCTACGAATATCCCTCTTTTGATGGCTAATGCCAATCAGGTGCCTATCTTCAACAAGTCCGACGAGGCGATGCTGCGACGTATCTATGTCATACCTTTCAATGTCACTATCCCAGAGGAGAAGCAGAACAAGTCTCTTGCCGACGAACTGCGGGAGGAATACCCTGCAATCCTTAACTGGATTCTTGAAGGACGAAAGAAATTCATAGAGAACGGATATAAGCTGCCTGCCGACCTCTATTTAGAGCAGTATGTCATCAGCGAGAAGTCCGAGTTCAACAGTGCGCTACGCTTCATGGATAAGAAGGGGTTCAAGCCGAGAATTAGCGGTGTTACCTTTGAGCCTCAGAGAAAGATTCGCCTTACGGAGCTATATGCCGACTATCAGCGTTGGTGCTGGCGCAACAATATAGAGGCATACGGTAAGTCCACCTTCGCACATGTATTGGAGGATGAGGGAAAGTATGTCAAGATGCGTAACAGTCAGGGTGTGACGTTCAATGTGTTCCTGGGAGCAAAGAAGATTGCACAGGACAGATACCGCACCGTTACCGAGCAGCGACGCACAGGTGATTATAAAGTCAAGGCGATATGGAAGGATGGTGTGAAGTATGTCATGAGTATCAAGGACTTGGCTTTAGAGACGAATACGGGAGAGGCTGCACTATACACCCTGAGCCGCAAGGGACTGTTTGCACCGTATATGAAGGCTTACCGTGAGAAGCCGTGCTATGATGTTGCGGGATGTACACAGGTGCTTATCGACAACCATATCCTTGTTACCGACGAGGAGAAGGCTATCATCTCACGTATCAACAAGGAGTTGAAATACCATCGTAATCTGTATAACCAGCGTTGTGCCTACAGCAATTTCCCTTATCGTATGTACGGACGTGAGGAGCAGCAGATAGAGGATGATATTATCGTAGTACCAGATGATACCACTTGGGAGGAGACGGTAGCAATGGCACGGGAGGCAGGTCTTGACGTGACGAAGGCGACGAGGTATAAGGACACCCCAGGCGAGTTTGGGCGCGGAGGCAAGGGATTCTTTGGCAGCCGTGACGAGATACCTACGGATGAGGAGAAGGCTTTAGTTACTAACAATTAATATTACTATTATGGAAGAACAGAAGAAAAGGTGGAGACCGTCATTAACGGCGTACAGGGAGTTAGAGGCTTTGGTAACTGATCTCAGGGCGGAGATTAATACTCTTTCCTCGTCCAACAAACACATGGAGAAAGAGCTTGAACGCCTACGCTTGGTTAACAAGGCTCTTTCTAAGGAGAACGAATCATTGCGTTTCGATAAAGAATACGTGGAGAAACGTGGTTTTTGGTCGAGAATATTTAACAGATGACAAAGAAAGAAGCTATAGCGAAGCGTGATGCTGAGATAGAAGAGATGATAGACCGCTTTAAGATGACGGAGAAGTGCGGACTGTCACGTGATGCCATCCGCGAGAAGGTTCTTAGAGGTATGGTACTTAACAATCTTGCGTTTATCTTGGCGGATGTTGCAAACACTTTTCTGATGGATATGGAGGCAGAGTTGAAGCCGTTAGGTGTTGCTTTCACTCAGACAGACAAATTCAACTTCAAGCAGATGCTGTCACACGTCACTGCCGCAAGGAAATGGGCTGAGAAATCGGCATTGCCTATATACGAGATAGCTGATGCTGATGATGCCTGCTCAGATAGCGACTGGTGGTATAGCTTCATCAAACTGGTGGATGACCGCACGGGAGATAGCGGGCGTAAGACAAACATGCTATTGGAGTACCTTCTTAACATGCCGTCCGAGATTGGTTTATTCAAAGTAACATATAACAATTTCAAAAGATTTAAGAAATATGAGCAAGAAAAAAGATGAGAAATGGTTGCAGGTAGGAAATTTCCTGCTTGGCGTTGACAAGAACGTTTACGGAAGCTACGTGGTGTTGAAGACCGTTGCTGGTAACTGGAGTGTGAGATGGCGCGAGGACACTATGATGTTCGCCTCCATGCTGAATATCATGCGGGCTGCGGTAGAGAACGATGGTGCGAAGGAATACCTGCACTCGCTTGTTACCGTGATGTTTGTCGCTACTACCTATATGCACGACCTTGTAGCTTTGAGCACAAAACAGGAGATGCCGTTCTGTCAGGGTGTGGCGCAGTTGCTTAAAGACCAACAGGACTTTGAGGAGAGCGTTGCAAATGAGAAGAAGCCAACGAAGAAAGAGGATGAGGCGGCTTTGAAGGAAGTTGCTGAGATGCAGGAGATACAGGACGAACTGGAGGCATTGGATAAGGAGAATGGCAACTGATATTACATATACAGAGCAGGAGTTGGAGCAGGCAAAGGTTTTCCTTCGTGACAGAATGCGTAACGAGCAGTCCATGTCTGCGGATATAGAGCGTCTTCTTATCGCCTATGCAGGGTATCTGCTGAGTGCGCTATACCGTAATGCCTCTGATGATGAGTTGGAGGGGCTTGTCCTTGACCTTGTGGCACAGATAATGGCGGATGTTGAACTTCTTGCCGTTGACGAGCACGACAGGCGCGACGCTATTCTCCTGTATATGATGGGCGAGCGCAATGGCGATACCTTGGAAGGACGTATAGGTCATCGCTGTCATACCTTCTTCAATGAGGTCTTTGCTGTCTATGCGGCAGGTAAGCTCCTAAAACTCGATGAGGGTTCTCTTCTGTCATCCATCAAGGCGAACATGAAGCACCCCTGGCAGAACGAGGTGCTTGTTGCCGTCCGTGAGAAGATAGAGCGTGGAGAAGTGACGGGGAATATAGAGGACTTTGAAGAGCCTCATTTCGGAAGAGGTGTCGAGATTTCATCCATGGGAGCATTACAGACGATGACAGCCTACGCTATCGGTGACGCTTGGATGTGGTGGGGTCATGAGGATGCCCTGTCAAGAGGTGCTAAAGGCTACTTTGTGGTTAGGGGTTCGAGTTATCCGTGTGACATCTGTAACGAGGCTGCTGCATTCTTCCATCCGATAGATGACACGGAGCATATTGTTCCTCTGCACATGAACTGTGTTTGTTGCATTGTTTATTCCTATGTAGAGAGGGTATGAGAATAGGACTTGTTGACGTGGACGGACATAACGGTTTTCCGAATATTGCACTGATGAAGATAGCGAGATACTATCATGGTAGTGCGGAATGGGCTATGCTTATGTTCGGGAATTATGATTCGATTTACGCCAGCAAGGTTTTTACCTTTTCTACAGAACCGAATTGGAACGAATATAATTATGGTGTTTTGTATAAAGGTGGCACGGGGTATGATATTAAGTCAAAATTGCCCCCCCCAATAGAGGATATAAGAGATCCAGACTATTCCATCTATCCGAACTGCGACTATTCTATTCAGTTTTATTCAAGAGGCTGCATAAGACATTGCCCTTTCTGCCTCGTACACGACAAGGAAGGAGGTATTAAGCCAGTGGAACCGATGCAGTTGAATCCAAAAGGTAAGTGGGTTGAGGTACTTGATAACAATTTCTTTGCTAACCCAGAGTGGAGAGATGCCGTCAAGGACTTAAAGAAAGTCGGTCTTCCTGTCAAGTTTCACGGCGTGGACGTTAGGATTATGACAGAGGAAATGGCACATGCGCTAAATTCTTTGAAGTTGAAGAACGGTGTGCATATTGCATGGGACTTGCCACAGATAGACCTCACGGAACAACTAAAGGTAATGACAAAGTATATCAAGCCTTATAAGATAGTATGTTATGTGTTGGTAGGATTCAATTCAACCATAGAACAAGATATATACAGGCTAAACACTTTAAAGAGTCTTGGTATCTATCCGTTTGTGCAACCTTATAGAGACTATGACAATAAACGGACTCCGACAAAGTATGAGAAGGATGTTGCAAGGTGGGCTAATAGAGCATGGTTGTTTAAGTCAACTGATTTTGCGGATTTTGAACCACGTAAAGGTTTTAAATGTAGAGAGTATTTAAATAATAATATATAAGGTATATGGCAAAGGAAAAAATCAAGCCTATCGAAGAGGCTACGAGAGAAGACCAGCAGGCACTGGTGTCTGTTACGAAGAATTATGCCGATCCCGTTGTGGTGAGAGGCAGGACGCTTATGGTGAAGTGGATGCACCCTTCTACTGCGGACTGGATAACGGCACTCATGCTGAAAGACTCGGACGATAACAAGGTTCTTGCGCAGTGCGCCGCACTTATTCGTCTTAACGGATTCTGGAAGGCACACCTTTTCTATTGGTTTGTGTGGCGGTGGTACTACTATGTGCGCCAGTACAACTCGGAGGAGCTTGCACCGTTGTTCGAGATGGCTCAAAAAAAAACTCAATCTCAGGCGGCTCCAGCCTACTTGAACGCTACAATATTTCTGACCGCATTGAGCACGACGAAGAAGCAGATGACGAAAGCGGAAGCAGAGCGTACCCTTCAAGAACTACGTTCGGGCAAAGATGGGAAATAGCCCAGAAGCACGGCATCAGCACCAGTCCCCTGAAATTCCTCGGAATACCCATTAGCGGGATGATGTACTACGTTAATTGGGTGTTGACAACGGCACAGCTTGAACTCCTTGCAGCAGACGTGAGCGTAGTGGACTATGGCTACGGAAAGAAGAAGGACAAGAAGAAACGTAGCAAGGGAGAGTTTGACGATACGAAGGCTTCCAAGAAAGCGTTGAGAGAGGCTGCCGACGAGTGGAAGGAGAGGTACGGAGAAGACGAGGCTGGAGCGACAGGACTTTCCATGAGCGACATCATCGGAAAAGACACAAAAGCGGACGTTGGAGTGAAGATAAAGGGGTGATTTTGCTATCTCGACATTGCAAAATGATATGTTTTGCAACTATTTTACTATATTTTTAGTAAAACATTTGCAGAAATAAAAGTAAATATATATCTTTGCATCGCAATCGTTTGGAGGCGGTTAGGATATATGGATATTTTCAAGCCGTTTCGGCAAGAATATAAGAAACCCTGCGAAGTGCCCTCCAACCTTTGCGGGGTTTCGCTTTTATATAGCGTTTCGTGAAGAGTTTCATCAGTTGCCACTCAAAATCGAGTAAAACACAAGATAAAAAGCACCTTTCTGACATATTGTTGTAACAAGACGCAAGCCCTGCTCCGTGCGACCCCCTCACGACAGGCGAACCGAAGACGAAAGTCGAAAAATAGAGCGAAAGAGTGAAGACGAAAGTCGGGACTAAAAACTTGTCACGCGCTGGCACTGGTTTTCTTGGAGGCACTCCTACTTGTTGCTAAGTTTGGTAATCTTGCCATTCATTGCATCTGGATATAACTTCGGAGGTAAAGGGGGAAAGAATGCGATTAAAATTTTTGTGAATAAAAAAAAAGAAATGACGGACAGAGAATTGAACATATCATTAAGGGAAATGGCGCGTTCTTCTGGCTTGTGCGACGAGTGGTACGCAGAGTGGTCTGATGACGACACGATAGATGGGTGTCTTGAAAGATACGTCAGGGGCTTTGACTTCTCCATAAAGAACGACTACCCTTCCATTGACTTTATCCGCAAGAATTTCCGAAAGGATGACTTGCACAGGCACAATATCTACATTGACGACCAAGTATCGTTGGATGGAGACAACGGTTACTATATATTCCTTGGGAATTGTAATGCTACGCTTGCGGTTGATGGTTTGAAGGCAGTCACGGTGTATGTGAGACATAATAGCGAGGTCAACGTCACTGCTTCCAATGGTGCGAAGGTCTTTGTGCGATATTACGACAATAGTAAGGGCGAATGTATTGATGACGGATGGAGCGTCTGCAAGAAGTATGAACGTAAGAATAACCGTTGACGATTTCCCTCAGAACGAGGCGAACTGCCTTACCTGCGAGCAAAGGTATGGTATCTTTTGTGAGCGTAACAAGTATAAGGCTACTAAGGGATATATCAAAAGCGCGATTGGTGAGATTGGCGGTATCATATACCGTTGTGTGAACTATGTAGGAAGATATTAAGTATTATGGCAAACTTAACTTACGGAGTTATCAGAGGCGAGAAGCAGTTTAACGATTATTGCAAGAAGCGTTGGAAGAAGATGGCATGGTTTTGCGAGAGCTTTGCGCATAACATCGACGGTGTTTGGATTGAACGCTTCTACTCTAAGTCGCCTACGGACGAGTGTTACGAGCAATACTTCCTCATGGTGATGGAGTCAAGCAAAGAAACTGACTGGCACAGCACGGACGATATAAGCAGAAAGGTACATGAAGATATTAGAAATGGCAGAGCTACTTTACTCAAAGTCTGAGGAGCTTGGCGAGGAAGCAGAGATAAACGTGGAGATAGAGGATATGCTCTATGATTTCACAATAGAGACTCAGGAAGAAGTATTTGATGGTTTCGATACCTTTTATCCAGAAGGCTTGAAGATCGTGTTGAAGAAAGAGAATGAAGACAGATATTGACATAAGCAGGCTTGCAAGGCTTATAGACTTTCCCAACTATCGGGTAGATACCGATACTGGGAAGATATATCGCTATGCACCGAGAGGATTTAGCAAGATTCCTGTGCTGTCTGAACTTAAAGGCGGGATGCGAGGTCGCAGAAATGAATCAATGCAACGGTACTTTCAGATTAAGAAGCCAGACGGAAGTTTATTTATGGCTTCACACGGCAGGCTGATGATAGCAGCGACGCAGGGAGTGAGCTACTACAAGATTCCGCAAGACTTGAGTTGCAACTATACCGATGAAGGCATAACGGTACGCAGTCGTAGTGAGGCGGCTTCAAGTTTTTGGCGTGAGAAACTGTCAAAGGCGAATGAGCAGAGACTTGATAATATTGACACAGCCATACACGAACTACATTTGTTGCGTGATGCTTACACAGGAAATCGACAGCCTCTATTCGCTTATGTCTACAAAATGGCGCAGACGGTCAAGAAGAAGATATGCAGCAAAACCAGATGGGCTTTCAAACGTGCAGAAGAGGCTTTCAATATGGCGATAGATGTACTCTACGAGGTTGTGCTTGGCAAACGCATGAGCAACATCCTCAGAATCGAACCTTGGTTAATAAAAACCGCAATCGGAGCTATGCGTGGTGAAATGGCAAGCCGCTGCAAACGATGTGGATTCAGCGATAAAATATTAGGGTGGAGGTGACTGATATGTGTAGTGCTAAACATTGCTTTCTGCCTCCACTCCTTAAACAGTGAATATGAAGATTGATCCGTTTCCTGGCATACTGACGAAACAACCTGTGGCGAGTGGTCGCAAACTGGCGGGTACTGTTATGAAGTGGGTGCTGACTGACGAACAGAAGGAGTGGCTTTGCAAGTGGTTTCCAGAGGTAGAGAACTCAGTGATTATGCAAGCCAGTGGTATGAGTCATTCCACTATGCACCGATTTGCCCGTGACTTAGGGCTGACAAAAAGCGAGAAGGGTATCAAGGGCATTTGGAAACGGCAGGCGGCACATATCAAGAGGGTTTGCGAGAAGAACGGCTACTATGACAGTCTTCGTGGTCGCCAGCCGTCGGAAGCGACTCGCATTGCTACGGCAAAGATGTGGCAGGAGATACTGGAAGGCAAGCGCGAACACCCCTTTAAAATCATGAAACGTCAGAATCCTCGTAAATACAGGAAATACCTACAGCACAAGTCAGAGAGTCGTAAGGAGCAAATCAAAAAGGAGATACGCAGGGTGTTATACGGTATGCAGCGTCAGACGAAACTAAGATGTGTCGTTATGTGCAAGTACACCACATCGCAGACCTCTCACAGATATAACGCATTGAAACGAGGGTATATCATCATGGAGGACTGCTCCGAACAAAGCGGCGAGCGTTATAACATCTATTGGGATGAATATACGGAACGTGCTTCTATCTTTGAGAGAAACTTAATCAAAGACGGTTTCAACCTGAAAAGATGGGACGAAAAAAGGGTAGCCGATTGACTACCCAACTCTTTATTGTGCTGCTGTGGACCTTGATACCTTTAGTTGGTACAGTCTGTCAGCCTCCTGTTGTTTCTTCTGCTCTGCAACGATTCTCTGATACTCTCCGTTGGTGTTGTACGGGTTGTGTTCCGTAGCGGATTCGGCAGAGAGTATTCCTGCATTCTTCGATGCTACCAAGTCAGCAATCAGGCTGCTGTTGTTCTGATGGATGAAAGGTATAAGATAGCCGTAGATATGGTCGTTGAGTTTCATAAAGTCAGTGACAGCCTTCTCCTGAATGCCGAAGCCCTCGCAGAACAATGATTGCATATCAGCCAATACATCCTTGTAGTCTTTGCACTCCAACTCTGCCTTGTCAAGAGATGGTGCATAGTAGAGTTTCATAGTACCTGTAGGTGTGTCACCTGACTTTAGTTCTGGCTGTCTGACGATGAAGCCTCCTTGGAATATCTCATCAAGCAAGTATTTCACATACTGCGTGTAGTTCTCTGACAATCCATTAGGCTGTAGTATCTCTACATCATCATCCTTACCCATCGTGAAGGCACGGATGCGTCCGAGTGGATCGCCCTGTATCTCCACATCATCACCCTTTAGCTTGTATGATGGAAGTGCTGCACCAGCATTATTCTTTGCAAAGTATGACAGAGCAACAGTATAGTCGTCGATAAGTCCCTGTACGAGATTCCATGCAGGACCATTGTACTTGTCACGCTTATAGACTATAGGAATACGCGAGAAGCCGTGCTGTGCGCGATACACCACCTCGTAGCCGTCCATTCCGAAATAGTCCTTTATCTTATTCACCGTTCCCTTGATACCAGTCTTTGCCTGACGGTAACGTGTAAGATATTGGTCGTCCCACACTTCTACCCATGATACTTTCTCCTTGCCTTCTTCGTCATAGGAGGAGAACCTACGTGCAAAGGTATTCATGCGTCCTGTGATGGGGTCGTAGTGCGGATAGAGCGTGTCACCATCGAGGAAAGACAGACGGCGGACACCCAGCCTTCCCCTGTCAAGGAAGAACACCAATGCACCGTCGGCAGTCATCTTCACGCTCTCTATCAGCTTATATAGTGCTACCTCCATGTCATGCCGTAGCCATCCTTTCTCGTAGACCTTGAAAAGCGTCTCTGTCTCTGTGGAAATCTTCTCGTCGGTCAGTTCCCAATGTGCATCGTTGCCGCAGAGGTGTACCAACTGCTGCACGGTAATAACACACTGGAAGGTAGAACCGATACGGAAGGTTTCTTCTCTGTTCCATTCAATCTCTGTCTTTCCGTCTTCACCAACCTTTTCGGTGTAGTTGTAGAACTCTGGGAAATAGAAGTCCGACATGACTCTCTGCGAGAACGGATAGAACTCCTCCAAGTAGTCTGCCTGCGTCATGACGCTTCCCATCAGCCTGCGCTCGGTGTATTTCATGTTGTCAACGAACATAGGCTTGTTGTAATCCTGTGCCTCCTTGCCTCCGTTGGTAAGGCGGTAGAACGGTTGTTTTGTCAAAATGTCACTTATCGTCATATTCTTTGTGGATTTTGGGAGAGACAGGGAAGCAGGGTTTTTCCCTTACCACCTCCTTCCTCCGCTATTAAACATATTGTAGTTTCCTGCAAACGGGTTGTTACGCCTTGTACGTCTAACACCGTCAGGCATTCCTCCGAGGAGTCCGAGGTGCCTTGGCTTGTGGTGTATGTTCTTGATGTTCCATATCTCACGAATAGAAGCACCTTCCACGAAGTCAGGTGAACGGTGTATGAGGCGTTTCATTCCCTTTATCTTGTCTATAACCCTTGTCGGGTCATCCTCGCGGAAGCGTACACATCTGCGCTCCTCATTGAGAATCTCCTTTAGTGTCTTGTTCTTGTAGCCCTTGCCTGAGTATCGGCGTTCAAGCAACTCAGGGGCTATAGAGTATGTTCCGTCTTTGATATGATCTGCGAAATACTGGAAAGCCTGTGCCTTGATATTATAGTACATGCCTTTGAATTTCTCATCGACAGCCTCCTTTGCATTGAACGGTATAGCCTTCGGGAAAAAGCCTTTGAATATCTGTCCTACACCGATAAGGTCATAGGCGAAGTTTTCTTCCCTCACTCTCCATCTTTCAAGCAGTCCCTTGGCAAACTCCAGGGTTCTCTTGGAGTCCTTGGAACACACCTCTATATCTGCGATGTGGTTGCCGACCCAAAGGTAGAACACACACTTATCTCCTCCGTCGAAGGCAGCATCGCAGGTTACACGCCTTATGCCGTCATCCAACTGCTCCGCATTGTCATAGAAGCGTTCCATGTGCTCTATCTTGATAAGATCGTGACCTGCGGCTTTGTATTTCCAGTTACCGTCAAGGAAACGTGCGCGTGTCTCGTCGTCCTGTCCTATCAGGGATGCGAGGTATGTCGGGTCTGAGGACATCAGTGCCACATTGTCTGACAGTTTTGCCGGGATAAACGTAACTGACTTGATAAGCAAATCTTTCGGGCTTCCGTAACGCTCATACTCCGGCTTCCAGAAAGCCATCAGCGTTTCCTTGCATTTCTCAAAGACCTCCTCACGGGTGTCTCCCCATGTTATCTGCGTCACATCGTCGCCGTCCATGAAGCAATAACGTACCTTTCCGCAACGCTCTGGTATCGGAAGACCTGTCTCTTGGTCTATCCACCATTCGATATACTTTGCCACCCATGAGTCAGGATCTGGGTTGCACGTCCCGACAATCCTGTTCCTTATCTTGAAAGCGTTACGGTTGGACATCGTAAGCACCTTGAACTTCTTGAAAGACATCTGCGTTACCTCGTCAATACCGATATATGAATACTGCTTACCCTGATACCTGTCATGGAAATCGTCAAACTCCATGTTATGATACGAGAAGGTAAGCCATCCCGTATTGTTGAAGTTCCATGTCATATCGTTCTTGGCGCGGTTGTATATACCGTATGGTGCAAAGATGCTTCCAGAGGTGTCTATAAGGTCTGAGAGGTCATCCAAATCCTTACGGAAGACAATGGCGCGGAAGTTTGGATTGGTAATATCATAGAGGGCGTTCATCAAGAGAATGTACGACTTACCACCTCCGCGTCCTCCTCCTACGATAGATATATCAGCAGGTGACGAAAGCATGTCCGTCTGACCGCCTTTCTGCGAGAAAAGCACCCTGTCGGTAGGCTCTTCCTCCCATTGTTCCCTGATAGTCTGAACATCGTTCTCGTCAATGATACGGAAGCGGTCAGCAAGAGCATCAAACTCAGACATGAGACTTGCTACACACTTCTTGTCGAGGTGTGCTACTGGCTCGTAAGGTATAGCCGTTCTCTGTATCGTCTTTTTTGTTGCCATAAAGAACAAAACCCCATCGAGGACTTAACCCCGATGAGGCTTGTTAAAGCTCTAACTATCTTATTTTGAGGGCAAATTTACAATTTTATTTGCGTTTTTACTAATAATTTACTATTTTTTTTAGTAAAAAATTTGGTAAAATGAGGATAAATGCCTATTTTTGCGGTGTAAAAATTCTCCAAATGACAAGACTTAGAGCTGATGTACGTTGTGACCCTGAACAGTCGCAGCGTGAGAAACACTTTTTGAAATGTCCCAAGTGCGGGCAGAAACTCGCAGACGTTGAGTACATGAACGGGACGGGTATCATCAGGTTCCAGTGCCGACGTTGCAGGACATACGTCAAAGTTGATTTGGTGGGTGTGGAATGAACTATTAATACTTAAATAATATTTTTAAAGCCGAGAGCTGTTTTCCGTGAGGAAGGTGGCTCTTTTTTCTTTGACATTTTTGAATCAAAAAAAAATATAGTTATGGAAATCGAAAAAATCGTTTCTACCGTGCAGGAGAGAGTCGGAAACACCGATTTTAGCGCACAAACCATTCAGAAGTACGTTGAACTAAATCCCGTTGCCGAGGGACAGGAGCCTGACGAGGCTTACTTCACCAAAGCAGTGTCATTCCTTCAAGGGATGCAGGGGCAGTACAACCACGACTTCTCAACAAAGTTCAACGAGGCAAAGAAAAACTTGCTTACCGAGGACACGTTCAAGAACTTGTCGGCAGAGCAGATTGCCGAGGTCAAGAAACTTATCGACGGTCTGAAACCAGAACCTCCAAAGTCACAGGAAAGTGAGGAGGTGAAGGCTCTCAAAGAGCAGATTAAGCAACTCACAGACCGACTTGACAACGGTGATACGGCGAAGCAGAAAGCCGACCTTCTCCAGAAGGTGAGAATAGCCATGAAGGAGC